ATTGATGGTGATTTAAGTTATTTAAATTTAGATTGGACTCCTGTTCCTATAATTCCAAAGTTTATTGATATTGTGGTTAACGGTATGTCCGATAGGATGTTTAAAGTTAATGCCTATGCTCAAGACGTTTTGTCAGCAGAAAAAAGAAATGAGTTTCAAGATATGATTGAAGCTGATATGGTTGCCAAGCCAGTTTTAAGTCAAATGACACAAGATTTTGGTATTGATTTATTTAATACTCCTGAAGAAGAATTACCTGGAAGTAGTGAAGAACTGGAGTTATATATGAATTTAAAATATAAACCAGCGGTTGAAATAGCATGTGAAGTAGCTATAAATACTTTGTTTGACGAAAATCATTATAACGATATAAGAAAAAGAGTAGACTATGATATTACTACTATAGGTATTGGTATTGCTAAACATGAATTTCTACTTGGACAAGGTGTTAAATTAGATTATGTTGATCCAGTAAATGTTGTGTATAGTTATACAGAAGATCCATATTTTAAAGATTGTTTTTATTGGGGTGAAGTTAAAACTGTTCCAATGACGGAGTTAATTAAAATTGATCCTGATTTAACAAATGAAGATTTAGAAGAAATATCTAAATATAGTCAGTCGTGGTATAATTATTATAATAATGCTCAGTACTATGAAAACAGTATGTTTTATAAAGATACTGCTACATTATTATACTTTAATTACAAATCAACAAATTCTTTTGTATACAAAAAGAAACAAATGGCTGATGGTACTTTTAAAACAGTACAAAAAGATGATGAGTTTAATCCTCCTCAAAAAATGCAGGAAGAAGGCAAATTTGAAAAAGTAGAAAAAACTATTGATGTATGGTATGAAGGTGTAATGGTTATGGGGACTAATATTGTTTTGCAATGGAAGATGATGGAGAATATGGTCAGACCAAAGTCAGCAAATCAATTTGCAATGCCAAACTATGTAGCATGTGCACCAAGAAGTTATAAGGGTATGATGGAGTCTTTATGTAAAAGAATGATTCCTTTTGCAGATTTAATTCAAATAACTCATTTAAAAATTCAACAAGTTGTTTCTCGTGTAGTTCCAGATGGTGTGTTTATAGATGCAGATGGATTGAATGAAGTTGATTTAGGAACTGGTAACGCTTATAATCCTGAAGATGCATTACGTTTATATTTTCAAACGGGTAGTGTTGTAGGTAGAAGTTATACAGGTGATGGTGAATTTAATAATGCTAAAGTACCTATTACTCAATTAACCTCAAATAGTGGTTCTTCTAAACTACAAATGCTTATAGCTAACTATAATCATTACTTAGATATGATTAGAACTGTAACTGGTTTAAATGAAGCCAGAGATGGTTCAACTCCAGATTCAAGATCATTAGTTGGTGTTCAAAAGTTAGCAGCTTTAAATTCCAACGTAGCAACACGACATATTTTAGATTCCAGTTTATATATAACAAGGACGTTAGCAGAAGCATTAACAATCAGAACTGCTGATGTTTTAAAGTATGCAGAGTTTAAAGATGAGTTTGCTATGCAAATAGGAAAATACAATACTGGAATTTTAGATGAAATTAAAGATTTATATATTTATGATTTTGGTATTTTTCTTGAATTAGCTCCAGATGAAGAACAAAAAGCTATGCTTGAACAAAACATTCAAATGGCTTTAGCTCAAAAAGATATTAATTTAGAAGATGCTATAGATATAAGAGAAATACATAATCTTAAAATGGCTAACCAATTGTTGAAAGTTAAGCGTAGACAAAAACAAGAGTTAGAGCAACAACAGATTGCAGAACAACAAGCAGCTCAAGCTCAACAAGCTATGGCTCAACAACAAGCTACAGCTCAAATAGAAATGTCTAAAATTCAAATGCAAACAGAATCTAAAATGCAACTTGAACAAGCTAAAAATCAATATGAAGTAGCTAAACTTACAGCAGAAAAAGAATTAAAACTTGCTCTTATGCAAGAAGAATTTAACTTTAATATGCAATTAAAAGGTGTGGAACAAACGCAAATAGATGCACGTGAAAAAGAAAAAGAAGATGGCAAGTCTCAAAGAATTAGCCAACAGTCTACGCAAACATCTAAAATGATTCAACAGAAAAAAAGAGATTTACCTCCTATAAATTTTGAATCTAACGAAGACACATTAGATGGTTTTGACTTGGCAGAATTTGATCCAAGATAATGTTTGATAAGTTTTCTATAAACAAATACAAGTCTTATAAATATTCAGCACCTGGTTCAATAAAAGAGCTTAAAGAGGTAATGAAAGTTAATACTGTTCCGTTAGATAATAATTATGCTAATCGATATGATAATATATATGGTGTCTTTGAAAGAATTTTAGAAAAAAGAAATGTTGAGTTTCCAGGTGAATTAGTTTATTCTTTAATTAAAGAATCTGCATCAATAATAAAAAAAATTAAAGATTATCATAATCGTCTAAGACCACATCAAGCAGCTTTAAACTTAGGAATTAGTATAAAATACAATAACATGGAGAGTGCTAAAACACCTTCATTTCCTTCAGGACACGCAGCTCAATCGCAATTAATAGCACAAGTTTTATCAGATAAATACCCCAGATATACTTCTGAGTTTATGCAGGAAGCTAAACATATTGGTAACAGTAGACTTGTTGCTCATGTTCATTACCAATCTGATATTGATGTAGGTATTAAATTAGGTAATGATTTATATAAACACTATTTAAATAACGCTTAAATATTAACTAAATAAATGTATAACTTTGTACTAAATTAAAATTTAATCTAATGGAAATAAAAGTAAGAGCCGTAGAAGGCAACGAAACAAAGTCTAAAGTTCAAATAGAAGAACAACTTTTAAAAGAACACGAGGCTCAGTTGCAAGAGGCAGACAACCAAACTAATGTAGTTGATTCTACTATAGTTAACAAAGAAGAGGATAACACCTCTGAAGAAAATACTCCATCGTCAGAGTTAAATGACGAACACGTTCTTTCTTATATTAAAGATAGATATAACAAAGATATAAATTCAGTTGAAGAACTGTTTGCGGAAAAAGAGGCAAACGAACCATTACCTGAAGATGTGTCTATGTATTTAAAGTACAAGCAAGAAACTGGACGTGGTATTAGTGATTTCTATAATTTACAAAGAGATTATGATACTATGGACGAAGATGCTGTACTGGCTGACTATATTGCAAACCAAGAAGAAGGTTTAGATGCAATAGACATTCAAGATATCATAGAAGATAAGTTTGGGTTTGATGAAGACTTAGACGAACCTAAAGATATTAAGAAGAAAAAGTTAGCTAAAAAACGAGAACTTGCAAAAGCAAAAAAGTTTTTTAACGAAGAAAAAGATAAATATAAAATTCCTCTTGAGTCAAGTGGGGGTGGGTTATCTGAAAATCAAGAAAAAGAACTTAATGCTTATAAGAGTTACATAGAGGAATCTAAATCTTCCAAAGAAATCTCCCAGAAAAGGCGAGATTATTTTTCCCAAAAAAGCCAAGAGGTTTTTAACAATGATTTCAAAGGTTTTGATTTTAGTGTTGGGGATAATAATATTACCTATAAACCAGGAGAAGCAAATGAATTATACAATGTCCAAAAGGATTTTGGTAATTTTGTCGGTAAATTTGTAGGTGATGATGGCTTAATAAAGGATGCTAAATCCTATCATAAAGCTATTTCAGTTGCATTAAATCCTGATAAGTTTGCAAAACATTTTTATGATTTAGGAGTATCTCAAACCGTAGATGATGTTAGTAGAAAATCTAAAAACATTAATATGGATGTGAGACAAGCTCCAAGAATGAATGCAAAAGATGGTTTGCAAATTAGAGCAGTACAAAACGACAGTAGTGGACGAGGACTCAAAATTAGAAGTATTAAAAATAAATAATTAACAAAATTTAAAAATTAAAAATTATGGCAGTAAATGTAGCCCCTGGTTTTGATTTGCAACCAAGTAGTCAACAAGTACCGTTGTCTACCAATTATATTACAAATTTTGATTTCTTGAATCAGTATTTACCTGATACATATGAAAAAGAATTTGAAAGATATGGCAATCGATCTGTAGCTTCCTTCCTTAGAATGGTAGGAGCTGAAATGCCTTCTAACTCCGACCTTATCAAATGGGCAGAGCAAGGAAGATTACACACTAAATACACTAAGTGTACAACAGCATCAGCAAGCACTGCTATTGAAGCTGATTGGACAATTCCAAACAACATTACTAACTTTAACCCTGCATTGGGTGGTGGTAGTTTAGCAGCTCTTAGAGTTGGACAAACTGTAATGATATCTGATAACACTCCTGGTTCTACTTTGAGCGTTAAAGGTATTGTTAAAGAAGCACCTTCCGCTGGAGGTCTTGGAGTTAATGTTGTAAAAATAGCATACTATGAATTGACGCAACAAATTGCTCCAAATGCAGAGTGTGATATTTTTATATATGGTTCTGAATTTAACAAAGGAACTCTTGGAATGCAAGGTTCTTTAGAAGCTGATGACTTTATTTTCAGTAACAAGCCAATTATAATCAAAGACAAGTATTCTGTTTCTGGTTCTGACATGGCTCAAATTGGATGGATTGAAGTTACAACTGAAAATGGAGCTTCTGGATACTTATGGTATTTAAAATCTGAGCACGAAACAAGACTTCGTTTTGAAGACTATCTTGAGACTGCAATGATTGAAGCTGTTCCTGCAGTAGCAGGTTCTGGAGCTGGTGACTTTTTACAAGGAACTGGAGCTGGATTATCTGCGGCAAACTTAAATGGTTCTGATGGAATCTTTTTTGTTGTTGGACAAAGAGGTAATGTATACGGTGGAGGAAATCCACAAGTATTAGCTGATTTTGATAATGTAATTCAAAGATTAGACAAGCAAGGTGCTATTGAAGAGAATGTAATTTTCTTAAATAGAAACTTCTCATTTGATATTGACGATATGTTAGCTGCTCAAAACTCTTATGGAGCTGGTGGTACATCATATGGTTTATTTGACAATGATGAAGAAATGGCTTTAAATCTTGGATTTACAGGATTCAGAAGAGGTTATGACTTTTACAAGTCTGATTGGAAATACTTAAACGATCCTACTATGAGAGGTGGTATTGTTGGTGGAAAAGTAAATGGACTTTTAGTCCCAGCTGGTTCAACAACTGTATATGACCAAATCTTAGGTAAGAACGCTAAAAGACCATTCTTACACGTAAGATATAGAGCTTCTGAAACTGAAGACAGACGTTACAAAACTTGGATTACTGGTTCTGCTGGTGGTGCAAGAACTTCTGATCTTGATGCAATGGAAGTTAACTTCTTGAGTGAAAGAGCTGTATGTACTTTAGGTGCAAACAACTTCTTTATATTTCAAGATTAATAGTAAATAGTAGTAATAGTTACCCTCGTTGTATTGACGAGGGTAGTTATTATTTTTTTTAAATCAAATTAAATTATATTATAATGAAAAAAGAAAAATACGAAGACAAGTTCTACAGATTAAAGAGAGACACTGCACCATTATGTTATATGTTGCCTACACGTCACTCAAATCGATACCCTTTATTGTGGTTCGATGATGAAAAAGGTGTTAATAGACCTTTACGATACGCTAAAAACCAACGCTCTCCTTTTGAGGATGAACAAGACGGAAATGCTATTTTAGAACCCGTTACTTTTGACGATGGTGTTTTATATGTATCAAAACAAAACCAAATATTACAACAATTTTTATATTATCACCCACAAAGAGACAAAGTCTTTGAAGAAATAAATTCTGCCAAAGATGCTGCTGAAGAATTAGAAGTAGTGGAAATGGAATTAGATGCATTAATTGCTGCTAAAGAATTAAGTATAGATCAAATTATTTCTGTAGCAAGAGTATTGCTTGGTAAAAATGTTGATAAAATGACAACTACTGAATTAAGAAGAGACATACTTCTTTATGCAAGACAATATCCTTTAGAATTTATAGACACATTAAATGATCCTATGTTGGCTTTACAAGATGATGTGTATCGATTTTTTGATAATGGATTTTTAACATTTAGAAATGGTAACAAAGAAGTGTATTTTAATTTGCCTAAAAACAAAAAGAAACTTTTAACTGTTCCATTTGGAGAAGATGCATTTTTTATTGTAGCGTCTCATTTTCAAAGTGATGAAGGTATAGAAATTTATAAGTTGTTAAAAAATAAGCTTAAAAAAGAAAAAGAATAATTTATATCTTTGCAGAGAGAATTTTCTCATTAACCCATTAATATTTTTACTTATGGAAAAGTTTATTAAATTATTTAAGTCTGGTACTGGACAAAACAAAGGTGACATTTTAATTCCAGTTGCTGGAATTGTTGAAATCAAACAAGAAAGTGACACTGTTGTCAATATCTTTTACGCTGGAAATTCAACTGCACAAGCAGGTTATGCTATTGCAAGTGATGGTTCAGCTTCAGTTACAGCACAAACTAATGTTGTACAAGCGTACAAAATTACTCACGATGCTGTTGTAGCTAATTCTTCTTCAATGAAGAATTGGTTAAATGATGCTGTTGAGAAATCTTTACAATTATCTTGGCAACAACCTGTTTACACGCCTCAAGGATTACCAGTTTCGGCTGCTTCTGCTTATGTAGCGGTGACTATTACTGCTATTGAATTAGGAGTAAAAGCTGCAGGAGCATTATCATAGTAATTAAAATTACTAACTAACTAAGAAGAGGTTACAAATAAAGTAGCCTCTTTTTTTTTTATTATCTTTGTAAAAAGATATTATTATGCCAATCAATGAAGTTAGAGATACAGTATTAGCAATTGCTAACAAAAATAACTATGGCTATATCTCACCACAAGATTTTAATCTTTATTGTGAACAAGCACAATTAGATATATTTGAAAATTATTTTTATCAGTATAACAGTTGGATTTTAAAAGAAAACGCAAGACAGTCTGGTATTGGTTATGCAAATATTGTAAAAGGATTAGAGGAAGTTATAGATAGTTTTTCAGCTGAAGTATTTTTAGATCAATCAGTTGCAAATTTAAATAACGCAAATTTATATAGTTTACCTAATGATTATTATTTAGTTAATAAAATATTTTATTATCCCACAGCAACTTTTGCTGGTACTACTACTGCGCAACAAGGTTATAAGTTAATAGATAGTACAGGTGGTTTTGTAGCTTCCCCAGCTAATCCAACATTTTTACAGAACCCACCTATAGGCAGTATAATAGTTAATACGTCTTCTGCACCAATTTCACAAGCTTATGTTACAGCCGTAGATAGTGCTACTACAATAAGTACATCCGCAGACATAATGGCGAATGGACAAAATTATATAGTGTACAGTGGTGTTAATATAACTGAAGTAGAAAGAGTAAATCAAAATAAAATATTTGAGTTAATTAGTTCAAACTTAACTGCACCAACAACACAATTCCCAGCATATGTTTTAGGTGGGGCAAGTTCAAATACTAATCCTGGAGCAGGAAGTCTTGGTAATACTATTACAGTATATCCAAGTACAATAAGACAAAAAGGTGCAGTAAAAGTACAATACATAAGATATCCTTTAACACCGAGATGGACTTTTGTAAATTTAGTTGGAGGAGAACCATTGTTTAATGATTCTGCTGCTGATTATCAAGACTTTGAATTACCATTGTCAGATGAACCAGCGTTAATAGCTAAAATATGTCAGTACATTGGAGTTGAAATAAGAGAGGGTGATGTTTACCAATTTGGTGCAGCACAAGAAAAAAATGATAACGCAATACAAGGATAATTATGGCATATATAAGTCAATATACGTACTACCAAAATAACGATACAAATCCAACAGATGCAAATCAAGGTTCGTATCAATACGTTTCTTTAAAAGACATAGTAAATAATTTTATGTTAATGATGCAAGGAAACCATGAGTTAGTAAATAATTTAGATAGGTATCAAGTATTGTTTCACGCTAAAAGAGGAATTCAAGAATTGAATTATGATGCGATGAAAGAAATTAAAATATTACAGTTGACCTTAAATCACACCAACTCTATGGTGTTACCATCTGATTATGTTAATTGGGTTAGAATATCTCAATATAAAAATGGTATATTATTTCCATTAACAGAAAACATTCAAACTAATTTTTCTTCTGCATACTTACAAGATAATAATTCTAATTTATTATTTGATCAAGATGGTAATGTTTTAAGTCCACAAGAATCTCAAGTAGATTTAAGTAGAGGTCAAAGATCTATATATTTAAATCGTAATAGTTTGTTTAATGGACAAGAAGGAACTTGTGTTGATGGTTGTTGGTATTTTGATTTTGCAGTCGGTGCTCGTTTTGGGTTAAATCCTGAAACTGCAAATGCAAACCCTACTTTTAAAATTGATAAACAAAATGGAATTATTCATTTTGATACTGTTACTGGTGCTGATTCTATGGTATTAGAATATGTTTCGGATGGTATGGAAAACGGGAATGATTCTCAAGTTAGCGTAAACAAACTATTTGAAGAATTTATTTACGCATACATACGTTATTCTATTTTAAATGGTCGATATGGAGTCCAAGAATATATAATAAATAGAGCACGAAAAGATAAATCATCTTTGTTGCGAAATGCCAAACTAAGATTAAGTAATATTCATCCTGGCAGACTCTTAATGAATATGCGAGGACAGGATAAATGGATAAAATAATATGGCACAAACTAAATTAGATTACGTTTCCTTTGTAAAAGGAAGAATGAACAAGTCTATTGATGAGCGTTTACTCCCAGAGGGTGAATACATTGATGCTATGAACGTGCGCTTAGGTTCTACTGAAACCACTGAAATTGGTGCGGTAGAAAATTCACGAGGTAATTCTCAATTAACTACTTTATCTTTTAATGGTGTAAATTTATCTACAACAGCTACATGTATAGGGGCTTTAGAAGATGGTTCAGAAGAAACTTTATATTGGTTTGTACATGATCCAGAATATGGAGTTAGTAATATAAAACTTGATTTGATTGTCTCTTTTAATACTAACAATTCTGTTTTAAGATATCACGTTATTACTCAATCGGTTTTAAATTTCGATCCAAAATTTTTAATAACTGGTGTTAATAAAATAGAAAATTTATTATTCTTTACAGATGACAAAAACCCACCAAGAAGAATTAACGTGAATGATTTTTATTCATTTCCAAGTGGTGGTGTTGATGGTATTCAAGAAGAAGATCTTTCGGTTGTTTTAAAACCACCAGGATTTGAGGACCTTGTAACAGGAGGAGATACCCCTTTAACAGCGCCTACATTTACTTTAATAACTGCTGCAGGTGGTGAGAACTACTTAAAAGACAGATTTATAAGTTTTGCTTATAGATATAGATATGGTAATGGTGAATATAGTGCAACTTCATTATTTTCTAATCCTGCATTTCAGCCAGGTAACTTTAGGTTTGACACTCGTAATTATGATAATGCGGGTATGGAAAACAATTTTAATGGAGCACGAATTAATTTTAGCACAGGTAGTAGCCGAGTGCAAGAAGTAGATTTATTATATAAAGATTCAAACACAAATAGTATTTATGTAATTGAAAGATTTAAAAAATCTGATTATGGGTGGGGTAACAATCAGCAACAAGAATATGTTTTTACAAACAGCAAAATATATACTGTTTTAGGTTCTGATGAATTATTACGTTTATATGACAATGTACCTTTAATTGCCCAAGCACAAACTATTATGGGTAACCGACTAATGTATGGAAACTATACAGATGGTTTTAATATTACAAATGAAAATGGGCAAGATATAGCTGTTGATTACAATACATCTTTAATTTCAGAACTAATTAATTTAATAAATTTACCTCCCGGTACTTTTTCTAATGGAGTATCTTACACGATTAATCCTTCAGTAACTACTACCGTACCTAATTCTACGGCAACTTTTAATTTAACTAATGTAGCTGATAAATTAGTACGTGGTGCACAGTTAACTATTCAATTACGATTTGAACACTCATTAATAAACGGGACAACAACAACAACTTGTTATACTGAAAATTCATCTTTTCAATCTCCAGATATAAGTATAGATACAACAATTACTTTAACAAGTGATTATTCAAGTATATATGATTTAGTAACCAGTGCAGATTTTGAAAATCAAATAGGAACTATTGAGGGTACAAACTTTCAACCTATAGCTACAGCAGCAAGTGGATTTTCATTAACTGATGCTTTTAACTCTGCAATTAATCCTCCTCAAAACCAATGTACATTTACATCAGTTTTAAGTAGTGTGACTGATAGTACTAATCAACAAGGTTTAAAAATTTCTGCTACACCTGGTTCAGATTCATTTTCTATACAATTATTAGCAATGCAATTTCGTAGTACTGATAATGCTCAAACAACAGACATGTATGAGTACTATCAATTACTTAGAGCTACTGCTATTTTTACCGAAATTAGTGACAAATCTACATTGCACAGTAATAGAGATTTTGAAACTGGTATAGTATATTTAGATGAATACGCACGAGCTTCAACAGTTTTAGTTTCAGAATATAATACTGTATTTATTCCACCAGAAAATAGTGTATTTAAAAATAGAATACAAAGTACAATTCAAAATTATGCACCTTCTTGGGCAAAAAAATATAAATTTGTAGTAAAACCAAGTAAAACAGCTTATGAAACTATTTATACAAATTTCTTTTATAATAATCCGTTTGACAATGTAACACATTTTAAATTAGATGGTGACAATCAATCTAAGGTAAAAATAGGAGATAGATTAATTGTAAAAAAAGATGCGGACGGAGCATTAAGTTCTTTAGTTGAAACAACTGTTTTAGATATTGAAGCACAATCCAGTAATTTTTTAAATAACGCAAATGAATTAGGTGAAGATTCAGAACAATTAGCTGGTTTATATATGCAATTAAAAGTTTCTAATTTTAATGCTTCTATAAAAGAAGATTCTATTATTGATTACGGAGAATTTACAAGAGGTTCAGAAAACGCCCCAACGTGTAGTTTTTTGTATACAGTTACATATCCTTTATATAATTATACCGCAGCAAATACTACTGTAAGTCCACCAATACTTGAGGCAACACAGAATTATACTATTCCTGGTGGTTCAATAATAGATATAAAATTTGGGTTTAGAAGACGTGCTAATAATTTTTTAAACTGTCCAGAACGTAGAGTTCTTTTTGATAAAAACTTTGTAGCAGGACAAGACTATACTGACTTCCGTGATTGGTGGAATGATACAAATATTGACGTTGCTGATATAGATGAATTTGCGGGAGTAAATCCATTTAACGGAACTCCACAAGGACGATATAACAGTACTGTTGTACAACCAGTTGGTTCAGTAACAGATCCAAATAATGATCTTGTTGCAGCTCGTGGGAATAACATAGAATGTCAAGGTGAAAACTTCAAGTTTGATATTAATTTTGTTCAAGCTATTCCTGGTCAAGCTGATAGTCCTTTATATTTTGGATTTAGGTGTGGTGGTAAAGGTTGTAGTGATGAGATATTTTTTGGTGGTGGTGGAAGAAAAATGACTGCTTTTGTGGATATAGTTGTACAACGTGCCGATTCTACAATAATTTTTGAAACTCAACCACGAGATGCAAATGAAGATATATATTTTGACGCTTCAGAATCTTTTGATATTGTCAGAGATGCTGCTACAGGAAATTACCTACACCAATCAGGTGGTGATGTTGACACTGGAGAACAAAACCAAACCACATCACAAGACGCTATTGTTACATTAGACTTTATGGATAGCTATGTTTTTGGAAACGGAGTAGAAAGTTTTAAAATATTAGATCGTATTGCAGCTCGTTCAGTAGTAATGGGACAAAGAGCATTAGCAGTTTCAAATCAAGACTTTAAAGAAGTAAATAGATTTGCTTCTATTACATATAGTGGTTTATATAGTTTTAATAGTGGTGTAAACAATTTAAATGAATTTAATTTAGGATTAGTTAATTTTAAAGATATTGAAACTTCTTTTGGACCTATAATGATTCTTAATGCAAGAGAAACAGATGTTCTTTGTTTACAAGAAGATAAAATAAGTATTGTACAATCTGGAAAAGATTTATTAAGTGATGCGGTTGGTGGTGGAGCAATTGTTTCTACACCTTTAGTATTAGGTAAACAGATTGCACGAATAGAAGAGTATGGTATTAGTTTTAATCCAGAAAGTTTTATTCAGTGGGGACAATATTTATATTTTACAGATACTAAACGTTTAGCTGTATTACGCCTATCGTCTGCTGGTAACGCAGTATCAAGTAACTTAACAGTTATATCAGACACTGGAATGAGATCTTGGTTTAGAGACACTTTTATAGAACAACTAAACACACAAAAATTAGGTGGTTTTGATCCTTATATGGATGAATACGTATTAAGCACTAACAATTTTAATGTACCAATACCAGAACAAGTTTTAGGTTGTGGAATAGAATTAAATTTAACATCAATAACTACTGCAAAAAACTTTACTTTTAATTTTGGTTCTATTGTAGGACAAGGGACAATTAATTATAACGTAACTGGAAATGCAACTATATCTATTCTTTGGAATGGAGTAACCACTACTTCTGGTGTTGTTACTGGTTCAGGTTCTTTTACTTGGAACAAAACTGCAAATAGTCCACAAACGGCTATAATAACAATAACACCTACTGGAACAGTAAGTGCTACTATAACTCCAGACTGTATACCAAAAGTACCAATCACTATTATTAAATGTGTTATAAACAGTGGTAATGATAATTCACAAACTATTCATCCAGAATATAAATGGGCAGATAGTGTAACGGTAAGTCCAGTAGATAGTGACTTAGCTGTATTAGGGACTAACTCTTCAGTATTTAGTGAGTATTTTTCTCAAACAGGCGTTAGATCGCAAGGTGTTTTCCCTTATGATGGTGTAAACTTTAGTATTAGACTAAACAAAATAAATTTTGACACTTATAATTGGATATATCCTTCTAATAACTTTAAATATTTATCATCTAATACTTTGTATCAAAATAATGCTACTGATGTTGCAGCTCTTTTAGCTGCGTCAACAACAATAGCAAACTCAGAGGTAACAACCCCTTCACCTAATTTAAGACAAGCTACAGTAAATAGTTTATCTTTACCTATAGGGAATCAATATCTTTATCTTATATATGATTTAAGGTCTATTACTTCTCAACAATTATGTTATGACGCAACTGCCGTTGCTGAAGCGTGTTGTGATTGTACATTTACTTGTACTGCATTTAGTATAAGTTCATTTGCTGATACATCTATAGAAGCATGTACCAGAGCAATTACAAATACAAATTACCACAATGGTTCAAGCGCATTACCCGCACCGGGTGATTTAGTATATACAAGTTCAAATTGTGCTGATGATTTGTTAGGGACAGTAGGTTATGCTTCTGTTGGGTTTTATAAAATATCCACATCTCCAAATCAATATATACAAATAGGGACTAACGGATTAGTATTAAATGTTTCAAATTGTTAAATTAAAAATATGGCTACATTAGGAATATATTATTTTGACGGAACAAGTTTTAGCTTTGCAACTGCTGTTTACACAGATGTTGCACTAACTACACTTGCCGCAGATGGATTTTATTCAAATGAATCAACAGTTCGTCAACAACTTAATGGCGTTTTACTAAATGCTCAACCTTGTGGTTCTTGTGCTGTAGATTGTGGTTCAGGTGTTTCTGCAAATGTGAGTGCTAATGGGTGGTTTGATGCTACTGTAAATTTAGCTAATAGCACTGGTGCTACTGTAATATATTGTTATTTAACATCTTCCGTACCTGATGGTATAATTGTTAATTATAACAGCGTTAACTATAATAGACTTACATCAAAATATAATCATAGCAGTGTTACTTTAGTTGATGCCGCAGGAACACAAGTGGATTATGCAGGTATAAACAATCAAAACACTGGACTTCCTACTTATGTAGGAAATCAAAATGCAGGGTTAATTGGTAGCTATACAACTGTTCCAGAATATCTTTTTTCTGCTGCTTCTAATACTTATGTTAGTCAAGGAACATCACGAGACTTTAGTGTTGTAAACAATCAAGTTGGTTTTGCTACTG